GGCCGCTCTAGTGGCCCTACCACCTTCGGGAACGCTTCGCTAACCACGCAGCGAAGCATGGGGGGAACCATGGATGAACGGGCCGCTGAATCGGCCGACGAACCTTCCACGCACCTCCATGACCTGAAGGGGGTGCCTGCCGTTGTGCGACAGGCGTATACCGCCCCGCGCACCGCGTGGGACGCCGACGGGGCCGCCGAGGCGGGCCGCAAGTCCGGGGAGGTCCGACGCCGACGCGCCGAGATGTCCCCCGAGGACCGCGCGCTCGACGCCATCGGCGAGAAGCTCGGTGAGCTGACGAGCGAACTCATCGACGCAGCCCTCGGTCGCGGCGACTTCGCAGACCTGAAGCTGGAGACCCGGGTGACCGCGCTCCAGCGACTGATGGAGTGGCGACTTGGACGCCCCGCGTCCGTGAAGCCCAAGGAGGAAACAGACAGCCCGGCCGTTCCAGTGTCGGGAGACGAACTGTTCGAGTAGCCGAGGGAGGGCCTGGTGCCGTTCTTCCGAAAGGGAGACCTGGAGAACGCCCCGGAAGGGGTCCCGGCTCCCACCCTCGCGCCTAAGGCCATCCAGCGGTCGCATCCGCTCACGCTGGAGCTTCTCGACTGGCTCATCCACGCTCTGGAAGCCGTTATCTCGACCCCGCAGGTTCGTGACCTAGGGAACCGGCGGGTTCGTACGGCACTCCATGATGCGTTGAAGCTAGCCGACGAACTTTACCCCCACACCCAGGAGGCCCAACATGCGAGGGTTCCTCTACAAGGTGTTGGAGCTGTTCCAGGAGCAGTGGGGCATGATGAAGCTGACCCGGGCGCAAGCGGCCTGTAGGAGCTTCGGCCACGAGGACGGACAGCTAATCCTGTGGCACGACCTGTACCAGGTGGTCTGCCCACGGTGTGGGAAGGACATGGAATGACTGAGCGCACGGGACCTGTCCCCGCTTACGTCCATCGCGCCAACGAGAAGAAGCTTCTCGCGGAAGCGGCCCAGAAGACCGCTGAGGCTGCGAAGGACCAGGCCGTTGCCGACAGCCTCCACATCACGAACACCGCGTCTGAACTCGACCTCTCGGTCAAGCAGCACGGCTTCGCGCGCATCATCGCGAGCGATGCGTACCACCAGGTCTACCGCTTCACCGGAGGGGTAGACAGCGGCACGGCCGAGAAGGCCATCAGCGAGCTTAGCCTGTGGGACCGCATCGACCCGGCCGCTCCCTGGCACATCGTGTTCAACAGCCCCGGGGGCGATGTGGTGCCCGGTCTGGCCCTCTTCGACTTCCTGGTCGAACAGGCCCACCGTCATCATGTCACGACCATTGCACTTGGTTACGCTGCATCCATGGGCGGCATCCTGCTTCAGGCGGGGACCACCCGCCTCATCGGACGCGAGAGCTGGGTGCTCATCCACGAAGTGTCTGCCGGGATGATGGGCTCCTACGGGGACCTGGAAGACCGCATGAAGTGGCTCACCAAGGTGCAGGACCGCATCCTGGACATCTTCACGGAGCGCAGTAACGGCAAGAAGACCAAGGACGAGTTCGAGAACGCCTGGAAGCGCAAGGACTTCTGGCTCGACAGCGAAGCGGCCGTCGAGTGGGGAGTCGTAGACGGGGTGGTGTAGGTGGCAGAGCACACTAGGCGCGCCACAGGCTGGCCCACGACGGGCGTAGACCAGACCGCGACGACACCGCACGTGACCACGACGGGCACGGCGGCTACGGCGCGAGCGGACGACACCCCGCGCAACAACCGAGAGGCCAAGTGGACGACCCGCGACAACTACAGCTCGCAGGGCACCGATGGCCGAACGGCCTCGGGCAGCATCCACACAGGGAGGGACTAGTATGGAAGCACTCATCGTGCTCGCTGTACTGGCCGCGTGGGGCTCCGGCTACGCCGCGTGCCACATCACGCACCGCGAGAAGGGCATCGAGGTGGACGACTGGAACGTGGTCATCCCCTCAGACCCGCGAGACCTAGCGGAGGTGTAGCATGGCGTACGGAGACCCGGACTACAGCTGGTCATACTCGTACCCGGCGGTAGCACCGCAGGGCTGGGTGTGCCCGAAGTGTCAGACCGTGTACGCCCCGTGGGTGATGAAGTGCACGAGCAGCCACACCAACACCACGACCACGACCACCCTGTTCAACCCTCAGCACTACCCGGCGCCGTACGGGGGCACGTCACCGGCGCCTAAGTCGCCGAATGTCTCGTAAGCTCGTACTGAACGAGTCCTGGGGCTGGGGCGACACCGCAAGGTTCAAGGACAAGGCGCTCGCGGAGCAGCTTCTGCCAGAGGAGGAGACCCTCCAGCACTACGACACGCAGAAGCGGTTCGTGCAGAGCGAGGCGAAGTTCAGCGCCTACATCGGCGGACTCGGAAGTGGCAAGACCTGGGCCGGTATCGCGCGGGGTCTGAAGTACGCGCTCCAGCCCAAGCCAGCGAACGTGTTCCACGCCCCCCACGGCATCATCGCCGCCGTGTCGTACCCCGCCCTGCGCGACATCATCATCCCCAAGCTCCAGGAGGTGATGGACGCCACAGGGCTCGCGGAATGGGAGCGGGACTACAAGAAGTCGGAGAAGGAGCTGACCCTGAAGAACGGGGCCATCATCCGACTCCGTTCGCTGGACCGCCCCGACAACATCATCCGTGGACCCGAGTACACGTGGGCCTTCATCGACGAGGGCCGCAACGTCACCCTGAACGACTGGAAGCTGCTGAACGGCCGACTGCGACAGCCCGGTTACAAGCGAGGCGCGTGGGTCGCCAGCACCCCCAACGGGTTCGATTGGATGTACCACGTCTTCCACCCCGAGGGCGACCACCACAAGACCGAGTACCCGGACGCGGAGTGGTACAACGCCGCGATGCGCGAGAACATCCACCTGGACGAGGACTACCTCCAGATGATGGAGCAGACCTACAGCGGCCGGTTCTACGAGCAGGAGGTCCTGGGTCGGTTCGTCGGCATCGTGGAGGGCGGAGTGTTCCCGGAGTGGGACCAAGCACTCTACTGCATCCCATTGGAGTACCGCCCCGAGCTGCCGCTCTACAGCATGTGGGACTTCGGCATCGGTGACCCCGGCGTGTGCCTCTTCGCGCAGGTCGAGTGGGTCGCCACGGCGGCCGCACCAGGCCAGAAGCAGTTCAAGCTGCCGTACCTGTACATCTTGGACGCTATCGAGGCCAAGGACTGGACCGCCGCTATGTGGGCCGACGCCTACCACGCGGCGCTCGACCAGAGGTTTCCAGCCGGGACTCGTACCCGAGGGGACTACGGGGACCCGGCGGGGATGCAGCGCAACCCCTCCAATGGCAGTTCAGTCATCCGTGACCTGAACGCGGCACAGGTACCTGTGCTCCCCGTTGCGAAGCGTCCCCAGGACTTCGCCATCCGCATCCTCAACAACATGATGGCCGGTGGCCGAGTCTACGTGAACCTGGAAGGAGCCAAGCGTGTCTCGGACGCCTTCTCCAGCCACAAGTGGAAGTTGGACAAGAACGGCGTTCGCACGGGTGAAACGCCTGTTCACGACTGGACCTCGCACCTGGTTGACGCAGTGCGATACGGTGCAAGCGTGCTACTGCCGTTCCACCCCCGGGACATCGACGAGCGCGATGACGTGCGACCCTTCACCGAAGTAGAGTACGGACACGTGTTCGAGGCCCTGACGCGCCAGCCCTCCAAGCAGTGGCTAGGCCACGGAGGCAAGAAGCGCCCGACCTTCGTCCCGACGATTTCACCCAGGAGCTGAGTGCGTGTCTGACGCAGAGCAGAAGCGCAAGTGGCGCGAGCAGAGCCAGAAGTGGCGAGACGCTAACCCCGAGAAGCACCGGAACGGGGTACTCCGGCGGAAGTACGGGGTGACGACGGACGAGTACGACGAGATGCTAGCTGAGCAGGGTGGAGTGTGCGCTATCTGTCGGGGTATCAACCTGTCAGGACGAAGGCTAGCTGTAGACCACGACCACGAAACTGACCGCCCCCGAGGACTACTGTGCTCAACCTGCAACACAGGCATCGGAGGACTGAAGGACGACCCAGAGCTGCTCATCGCGGCAGCCGCCTACTTGATGGAGCGTGCCGATGAGCCGTAACGAGGTCTTTCGGATTTACGATTCAGAGTCCGTGATGCTGAAGGTGTATGGTCGCCGACTCCGAATCGCCGACCGAAGGTTCGACAAGGCGAAGCCGACACGGGAGAGGTTCCTGGCTCGCTACCGTAACCAGCTAGAAGCCGACCAGGTGACCGAGGACGGGCACCGCGTGACGGTGACCACCGGCATCGGCATCGTAGACACGATGTACGCCAGCATGGTCGCCGTGGACGTAGAGTTCCTCATCGACCACATCGGAAACGGCACGCAACTACAGGCGCTGGCCGCCACGCGAGGGCTGAACCAGGCCTGGCGCGACACCAAGGGCCAGAAGCGCGCCAAGCGCGCCATCAAGGACGCTCTCATCGTAGACACCGGGTGGGCCAAGGTCTACTACGACTACGTTGAGGACGTGGAGACCCGGGACCGGCCAACAGCGGCCATCGACGCACAGGTGCTGGAGCTGTTCGGCACCAACCTGAGTGAGGTTTCGGAGGCCGATGTAGCAGCAGCTCTCTCCTCCGGCGACCTTCAGATGACCGAAGACGTGGACATCGTACTTCGGGACCGCGTGTGCGTGGACTACGTGCCGTGGGACCTCATCCGGTACGACCCGGGTGCGAAGCAAATCGAGGACATGCGCTGGGTAGCCCAGTACACGCTCCAGCCCGAGGCTGAGGTGAAGGGGAACCCGGTCTGGCGAGACTACGTGAAGGTCCGCTATGGCGAGCGCAAGGGTCCGAAGATGCTGGACGAGCTGAAGGGCGATTCGGTCATCAGCACCGGCCTGGAAGTGGACGCGGAGCTACTGCGGGACTTCGGCGAGGACGACGAAGCCGACGACAACCGCATCACCATCGTCGAGATGTGGGACTTCGAGACCGGCCTCGTGACGGTCTACCCCAAGAACAACCACGAGCTGGTGCTCCACCAGCGGACGAACCCGCTGATGTTCAACCTCGACCTGGAGGACCGCAACCCGTTCAAGCCCCTCATCGTCCGGGACGACCCGGAGAACTTCGAGGGCCTGGGCGACATGCGCATCATCTGGCCCGCCCTGGAAGAGCTTGACGAATACCGCTCGAACCAGGCGACGTACGTGGCCCGTACCATCCCCAAGGTGTTCGGCCCCGAACAGGCCATGACCCAGAAGGGGAAGGACGCGCTGAAGTCGCCGGTATGGGGCGAGTACGTGGGTCTGGCCGAGGGGTATGACCGCCAGAGCATCGGCGAGGTAGCCATCCCGCCGCTGCCCCAGGAGGTCTACCACGTCCAGGAGCAGGTACAGTACGAGATGAAGGAGTCCACCGGGGCCAGCGAGCCCATGCGTGGAGTGTTCCCGACGCGGCGTACGACCGCCACGGAGACACAGATTGTCACGGGCAAGGGCGAGGAGCGCCAGTCCGAGCGCCGAGGGGCGCTGGCCGACTGGTACATCGCCATCGCCCGCACGATGCTCCAGCTCATGCAGGTGTTCTACGACCGGGACCGCATGCTGCGGTACACGGATGACCTCGGGCAGGAGTTCCTCTGGCAGTGGAACAAGGAGGACATCGCCATCGACGCGGACCTCAACATCGCGTTGACGCCGAAGGAGAACCTGACGCGGGACCAGCGGGTGCAGAGGGCCATGGGCTTCATGAACCTGGCGCTGCCGCTCCCGGAGACGGACCGTGGGGAGCTGCTCCGCTTCATGGGCCGAGAGATGGGCTTCCGCGACGAGGACATCCGCGCCATGGTGAAGTCCGACAAGGAAGTGAAGATGGAGGAGCAGCAGCA